AGATTTGTCAATCCAATAGGAATATACGCACAAGATGCACCAGCAAATAGATGGATAACTGTTAATAAAAAAGCATTTGAATCATATATTAGCTTTTTAAGAACAAAGAGAACACTATACTACAATCAAGCAGAAAGAGAGGCAATATAATGGCTCGCGGTGAAAGTTTAAAAGTAGCTGAAAAATATGCTATTCAATCAATGTTAGAGGCCGGATTAACAGCTAAAAAAATAGCCCAACACTTAGGGCGTAGCTTAAAATATGTAGAAAAATATCTTAAGACTATTCCTAACACAGTACAACTAATAGAAGAAACAAGAGACTATCTTGAAGAAAAAACGGTTGATGCTGTAATTGATTCTCTGATTAAATCTGGTATGGAAGAACATGATGCAATATCTGCAATGAATAAAGTTAGAGCTAGATTAGAACAAAGACTAGAACATACTGATGAAAACGTCGTTGCTTTGGCTGGTTATTGTTTAAGACAACTAAATCCAAAGAAATTGATGATTTCTAAAACTCCTGGCCGCAGAAAAGGTGTGTCAATAATGACACAAGCTAGTTCACAACTTGGAGACGAATTGCGAAAATCTGCCCCAGCTAAAGATAATAGCTCATATATCTATAAGCAAGAGCGTGAATAACAAGTATCCTTCAAGATATTCTCCTTCTAAATTTGTAGAAGCGCATCAGTTTATAATAGAACTGATTTGCGAAAAAAACGCCGCTATACACAACAGAGACTTACCAATTAAATTTTGGCAATTGCCAGAATGGAGTAGTTTCTTTCGTAGTCAACTAAGGCGTTGTCAACAGTTATTAAAAAAATATGATGCTGATAGTATTATTAAAGCGCTTAAAGACAAACGCACTAAAAAAACCTATAGTTTATACGGAAGTTGGCTCGAAAAAGTTATCGCTGAATACTATAATAAAACAGAGGCTCCAAAAATTATTCAGGATAGTCCAGATATATCTGGGTCCAAATTCGAGCGAAAAGATTTCAAACAAAAGAAAAACCTATTGGATAAGTTAAATGAACTTAATTGATGAAGCGTTAAAAAAAGAATATGGTTTAGAGATATTTAGTTCTGCTAGCAGATTTATTGAAAAAGAACCAGACATTATTAATGTTACTCCTTCTATGGATATTATGCTTGGTGGTGGGATACCATCTGGTTCTTTTGTTGTTATAGCAGGCCCTCCAAAAGTTGGTAAAAGCTCTATGTGTTTGCACATAGCCAAAAAAGCTCAAAAACTAGGCTATACTATTTTCTATCTGAATATTGAGGGCAGAATCAAGAAAAGAGATTTATTAGGAATTAAGGGATTAGATTTATCACATGATAAATTTATTATAGTAGGTTCAGATGAAAACAGGATTTTAGTTGCGGAAGATTATTTAGACATATTGGTTTCTTTAATTAAAACAAAAAAAAGATGTTTGTTTATCGCCGATTCTATTTCTCAATTATGTAGCGAAGGAAGAAGCACTGGTAAGGTTGGAGATAGATTTAGAGACGATGTTCCTCTTATGCTGGCAAGCCTTACTAAAGTTATTGCAAACATATTACCAATACGAGATAATATTCTTGTTTGTATCACTCATATTATTGCTAATCAAGGACAAGGCTATTCTCCCTGGATGGAGGCGTCAGGTCAAAAGGTTCAATATCAAGCCGATGTCAAATTAAGAGCAACACATAAAGAAGAATATAAAGTAAGTGATGCAGATAAACCAGTTGGGCAAATTATACATTGGCGATGTGACACATCAGCATTAAACAGCCCTCCAGGAGTAACTGCTAGTTCTTTATTAAGATATGGTAATGGAATAGATGAATATTATGACTTATTAAGTAGTTGCATTGATATGGGATTAGTTAAAAAGGTCGGCGCATGGTATACTTTCCCAGATGGTCAAAAGGCACAAGGCATAGAAAAAGCTAGAGCATTGTTATCTTCGGATGAAAAACTATACGAATCTCTTAATAAATCTTTTCAAGAAATTTTCAAATGAGATTAATTATTGCAGGCTCCAGAAGCATCACTAACTATAACGCATTACTAAGATGCCTTAGATTATGGTGGTCGGATGAATTAAAAATTAGCACTATGCGAGAAGCTAAAGACGTTATTCATCTTATTATATCTGGAACTGCGAACGGAGTAGATAAACTAGGGGAACGATTTGCAGAAGAAAACCATATTCCCTTATTAAAAATGCCGGCAGATTGGAATACATATGGGAAAAGCGCCGGATATATCAGAAATGAAGAAATGGCTAAAGAGGCTACTGCTTGCATCATTCTATGGGATGGGGCGAGCAAAGGAACAAAACATATGATTGATTTGGCTAAAAAATATAAATTACAGCTTTGGATTTATAAATTAACTGAGACTGGCAATTATGAAATGGTGTGATGGAACTGAATACAATTTTAAAATACCAGAAAAAATAATTAAAAAAAATAGCGCCAATGCTAGTGGCCCACATATTAGAGCTAGAACACTATTACAAAGGATTTTTCCTCATGTTAAAATTATTGAAGAAGTCCCCATACAAATTGACGAAAAAAGGACACTAAAATTAGACTTCTTTATTCCTACTCTATTATTAGCTATAGAAGTTCATGGACAACAACATTATAAATTTAACTCTTTTCATTTTAAAAATAAAGGCAATTTCCTCAAGGCTCAACAAAATGACGAGTTTAAAAAAGAATGGTGTAACATCAACCAAATCAGATTGGTGGTTTTAGCATATAATGAAAGCGATGAAGAATGGTTGAAATTGATTCAAAATTAGAAGAAGCGCAAACAATATTAGATGCTTTTGAGAATCAGCATATTCTAAAGATACAATATGACGGCGCTGAAATTCAAACAATAATGTCTTTAGATTTAAAACAACTAGAGTTATTGTCAGTTGAGACATGCGCTAATTATTCTTACATATTATCTCAATATGCCCTTTATATTCAAAAGGTCTATAACAACGAATCTTCAAAATTAAAATGGATTAATAATAAAATACTAGATTTAGTTTGTGATAAATTAAACGATTACGACCAATACACAAAATACGAAATTAAATTAAGATTAATAGCAAAAGAAAACGAAATTGTTGCTAGGCTATTAAAACTACAAAATTTAACAGAACAAAAACTAGACAGAATTAATTTTATTGCTTCTAATATTAATATATTGGCCGATAAAATGGTTGAAATCAAACGAGCTAAAACAAATTATAACAGAGGTTAAAAATGGCAAAAACATTAAATAAAAAAGCAGCTTTGGAAGCTATTAATGCTTTAGTAGCAGCACTAGGATTAAATGAAGGAAACGATATTGAAGAAATAGTTGAATCCGTTGAACCTGTTAAACCCACTAAAAAAACAAGAACCAAAAAGGCTATAGACGACCAGCCAGTAGCAAGAAATAAAAAAACATCCAAAACACCAATCAAAATAAGTCCAAAAAAACGTGGTCAGGCGACAGGGGAAAGCGTTAAAATACAAGCAGCCAGAACAAATACGCCCCTCGGCCCTCGCCCAAATCAATTTATTCAAAGTTCCGATTTTAAAAAACATAAAGATGACGTTGCCATAGATAAAAAACTATGGAAAGATAGACGAAGAACAGATAGGAGAGAGCCAGTATCTTATGTCGAATCTACCTGTTCTCAATGTCAAACAATAGAAGAAATGATTCCAGGTATGTGTTTATTTGTAGACGGCGATTATACTCATGTATGCGACGATTGTTCGAGAAAAAATAAAAGATGAAACCCCTAACAAATATCACAGCAGAACGAGCGGTCCTTGCTGGAATATGTCAATATGGGCAAGATATATACTTTGACGTATGTGATTTGTTGCAAGAATCTACTTTTACCGTAGAATACAATCAAAGAATATATGCGTGCATTAATCATATTTTTAAACACAGTGAAGTTAAAGAATTAGATATAGCATTAATCTTTTCTGCGGCGGAAGAAATAGGATTATCTTCTTTTCTACAAACCCATGATTGCGCTAAACATCTACATTCATTATTTACATTTTCCATTATAGACAAAAATATTCGTCAACTTGCGGCTAAAATTAGAAAATTAGAAATAACTAGATTGTTAAGAAAGCAACTTGGAACAGCACAAGATTCCTTATTGGAAATAAACGGCTCTGAATCCATTGCAAATATTTTAGGAATAGCTGAAAATGCTATTTTTGATTTTTCTTCACTAATCAACCAACAAGACGAAGAACCGAAGGCAATACATGAAAATTTATTGGAGTATATACAATATTTATCTGAAAATCCTGTTGACCAACTGGGGATTCCCACAAGATTTCCTAATTATGACCGCGCTATTGGTGGCGGATTACGTCCAGGAACAGTTAATGTATTGGCTGCTCGCATCAAAGTAGGAAAATCTTTACTTGGAAGCAATATTGGATTTAATATTGCAAAAGAAAAAATACCTGTTTTAAATTTAGATACAGAACTAACTTATGAAGACCATTTAAATAGATTATTGGCAATGTATTCTAAGGCATTCATTTATGATATTGAAACTGGAAAATTTTCTCAACAGCCACATTCTGCTAAAAGAGTAAAAGACGCAGCAATAGAAATTGAAAAAGAAAAAATTCCATATTATCACAAGTCTATTGCTGGTATGCCTTTTGAAGAACAATTAGCGATTATGCGCAGATGGATAATCAAAAATGTTGGACTAAATACAGATGGCACAAGTAAAAAATGTGTATTGGTATATGACTACTTAAAGTTGATGACAGCAGAAAATCTTAGCGGAGCTTTGCAAGAGTATCAAATGCTTGGATTTATGATGACAACTTTACATAACTTTGCCGTTCGTTATAGAATACCTATTTTGTTATTCATTCAATTAAATAGAGACGGAATTACAAAAGAATCTACTGATACGGCTAGTGGTTCTGATAGGGTATTGTGGCTTTGTTCTAATTTCACTTTATTTAAACCTAAATCAGAAGAAGAAATCTCAGCCGATGGCCCTGAAAATGGTAATCGTAAATTAGTTACTTTAGTAGCAAGACATGGCGCTGGTACAGACCCAGGCGACTATATTAATTGCTTTTTTCGTGGTAGTATAGGCGAAGTTGTAGAAGGTAAAACTAAATTCCAAATAGAAGCGGAAAAAAAGAATGCAGATACAGGAGTTGATTGTTGAGAATTTTGATAAGTTTATTGAATATTTTAACCTCGAACTACGACTATATGGAAATAGAAAGTGTTATACTGGAAGATGTCCGATACATGATGGGGATAATCCAACGGCATTAGCTTTCTATATTTATGGACATACTACCGTAGGAAGCTGGCGCTGTTTTACTCAAGCTTGTCATGAAAAATATGGCGATAATTCAGTTGGTTTTATATCGGCCCTTTTACATAAAAAATTCAAAGAAGAGTTCTCATATTCTAAAACAATTAAATGGTGCGAAAATTTTCTTAATACAAAATCAGTCAAAGTAGAAAAAACTGATGATGGAGAACTAACAAAATTAATCAATAGACATCAAAATATTACCTTTAATGTTGATACGGGAATTAAACTAACAACAAAGGAATTTATTGAACGATTAAAAACGCCAGCAGAATATTATATCAATAGGGATTATAAAGAAGAAACTTTATCAAAATTTTCTGTAGGTTTATGCGACTCGCCAGGAAAACCGTTCTATAATAGAGTTGTAGTTCCTCTTTATGACGTAGAAAATAAATATATAATTGGTGCTATGGGACGAACTATATATGAACAGTGCCCATTATGTAAAGGATATCACAAACCAGGATTATGTTTAAAATTTGGGAAATGGATAAATACTCCTAATTTACCATCTGAGCTTTTATTATACAACTTTGGAGCAGCTAAAGAATTTATTAATAAAACGGGCATTGCTATTATAGTCGAAGGCTCTCCTAATGTTTGGAGATTGCATGAGGCTGGTTTTCCTATGGTAGTATCGGCCTGTGGTTCTAAATTTACAGAATTTCAAAAACGATTATTAGATACCACATCAGCAGAAACAGTCGTGGTTGTTCCTGATGCTGATGAACCAGGGAAAATTATGGTAAAACATATTGAAGAACAATGTAAACATACTCATAATATAGTCATTATTAAACCAACTTATGATGACGATATAGGAAAATGCAAAACGGATATTGTTAAACAAATTATTGGTCCAGTTATAGAGAAAAGATTATGTTAGGCACAAAAATTCTTGGTTTTTCTGGTAAAAAGGGTTCTGGTAAAAACACAGCAGCCAATTTTGTTGTTGGGACATTTATGAAGGCTCTTGAATTAACTCAGGGCGATTTTAAAATTTTATCTAGCGGCGAATTATTTTTACCAGATATTTTGGGTGATGACCAAAATCAAGGTATATTCAATATTAACGACCAATCTGCTAATATGCAAGATTTTTGTCAAAAACATTTATATGAATTTGTCAAGCTATATAGTTTTGCAGATATATTAAAATATGAAGTTTGTATCAAAATACTAGGACTAACACATGCTCAATGTTTTGATGCCGCCCATAAAAATGATAAAACTCATTTATTGTGGGAGAACATGCCTGGAGTTATTACTGACATAGATGAGCCAGATAGCTCTATTAATGTTAAAGAAATATTTGGTAGACTTGGTAAATATTATACTAAATTTGGGGATGTGGTATATCACAAAGCCGGCCCAATGACCGCTAGAGAAGTCATGCAATTTATGGGCACTGAAATTTTCAGAAAAATATATCATAATGTTTGGGTTGATTGTTTAATTAGACAAATCAAAAAAGACAGACCATTAATGGCAATCATTACAGATGTAAGGTTTCCAAATGAAGTTGATGGCATTATATCTATTAATGAACCAGATTTAAACGGAGCATGTATTAGACTATTGAGAAATCCGCATCAAGATTCTCATGAAAGTGAAATTGCTCTTGATAATTATCCTTTAGAAAATTACTTGAAAGTAATAGATAACTCTAACATGACTATACAGGAACAAAATATAGAGATAGCCGATACTCTAGAATCTCATGGCTGGCTACCTCATGCAATGATATAATGTCAACTATTCCAATTAAGTACATTCGTTCTTCTAGCATAGGGTCGTTCGACATGTGCCCTATGAAGTATTTTTTAAACTATACATTAGGATTTCCAGAATATCCGCACAGAAAAACAGTACAGGGTACAATTTTCCATAAGGTAATGGAAATATTAGCTTCATATAAATTAGCCCATCAAAATCAAAAAGATTATCATGATGATATTATTCCAACAATATCACATAAAGAAGATTTAACAACACTTAATATAGAACATATAATAGAACAGTGTTACGATTACTATTCTAAGCAATTCACTAAACATGAATGGACTGAATTACAGTTTAAAGATTGTAGAAAGTGGATATACAATATGTTGGAATTTAGAAATGGCGAATTCGACCCAAAAAATCAAAAAATAGTTGAAGCTGAAAAACATTTCAAGCTTAAATTAAATGACGAATGGGCAAAAGACTTGGAATTGATGGGGACAATTGACTTAATAACCGATGTTGGCAATAATACATATGAAATTGTT